CTTCTCAAACTCTACCAAAATAACCGCAGGGACTGTTGGTGATTGCTCAATGAGACGATCATATTCAGTCTTACAGTTATTCACAAAGTCCAAACCATCTTGATTACGCTCTTCACGGGCGAGGGACAGTGTAAGTCTAATATTTCTAGAAAGGAGACCATATGAGAGAGCCGCCGCCTTGTGGTTCTCCATCAACTCATTGATCTTCAAGAATTGCATAATTGTCGCAATGAGACCGGCAATGAGGTTGAGACCACCAATCACAGATGGAACCATACCTCTCACAGATTCTGGAAATTGTTCCTGAGCAAAGTTAGCGGTACCAGTCAAAGTTGATAGCACAATGACGGGCAAAGTAAAGCGCATACTCAATTTTTTGTACATAAGGAATGCCCTGTGATGCATGTATCTGTAGCATCCAGACGCCTCACCCCACTGTCTCAATATAGTTTCATGTTGCTCGTTCCAACTATCTCGTCGGTGCTCGAGCTCCTTTTGTTTGATCATTTGGTCGTCAAAAATTTCTTCGCTCATGTTATAATAGATGAACATAATATTCTGGATTCATCTGGTTTTTCTCATCGCTATTCTCGTGGTTCCTTTCACAAATGACGTGAGAAACCTGGAGTTCTACTCTATACTTATCCCATTCTTATTCTATCATTGGTCGGTTAATGATGATACATGCGCCCTTACCCAAATGGAGATGGCAGTGACGGGTCAGGACAAAGAAGAAACTTTTATGCATAGAGTTGTTTCTCCAATCTACAAGATGGAAGATAATGACATAAATAACCTCACAAAAACTGTATTTTTCATGCTTTGGGCTCTTGTTCAATATAGACTTGGTCGTTTCGATACGTTCATTGATGACCTAAGATTGATGATGTCGGGTAAAATTCCAAAGTAAAATGTCAAATTGGCGAGAAGAAGAATTGGAGAGACTCAAGAAAGAGTATGCCTTCTACAAGGGTACGGAGATTAAAGACAAACTAACTGGTGGTCTAAGATCAAAAGCTTTAAAATTGATCATAGACTATCATGAACGCATGCTTGGTATAAAGTTTTGGGATGATGATATGTTAGAAATAATCCATGGACACAACAATTCAAGAGATCAGTCTTCAAATTCGGTCACTTGAAGAAGCTAAAAAGTTTCATCAAGAAAAATATTTAAACAATATTAGAATTATCGATGATAAAATTCAACGCGTTGAAAAACAAATTGATAGATCAAAATCACAAGTAAAAAGAGATTTATTGAAAAGAAATTTTGATTGGTATGAAAATGAAATTATTAAAATGGATGAAGCAATTTCCATCGTGACTAAAAAGATCGATGATGAAATATCACGTCTCCATGAAGTGCTTAAATCTGTTCAAATGAGACAAGAAAATGAAAAAAATTCATTTGAATACAATATTGAAAATATTAGAAATTGTTGCAAAAATAGAAACACAACTACAATATTTGAAGCTTTAGAATCGGTTGCAAACGCTCTTGAAATTATCAGAGCCGAGCGCTGCCAAACTTGAAACGATCAAAAAAATGAACCGACACGTTAAAATTATAGTAAATTATCATACAAATTGCGTCGGCTATGTCGTGTTTCCTTTCATAGGGAATTTCCCCAGACACGTGTTTACTTGCGATAGAAACAGTTCGCTCCTTACGCTGTTCGTAGTTTAGATGCCTCATACCAAAATGTGTGTGCATGCTCACAGGTGAAACTAAAACAACTTTATCTTTGAACATGTAATGTAGAAGCACCTCTATATTCGTAAATCCCCCGGGTGGCTGTCTCTCTATGAGTATTCTATCTGCCGCATCAAAAATAAATTGATGATCCTCCACAAATAAAGGAACTAAATCTACAATGTCATTACTTTGGATATGTTTGTAATCTTCTAGACTAACTTTCTTTATGTATTCAATGTCAATTTTTGGACCGTTTCCACACTCTGCTAATACCAATCCCATATTGTGGTATCCAATGTCTATAGCAAGTACCTTCATGTTTTATATTTATTTTATCTCCTTAAGCTTAAAAACTAAGGTAACTCGAAGCATATCTGGTGTAACGGGTGCATTGCATCTGTGTTCCATTCCACTTTTAAATAGTACACCACGATTACACAGTGGCTCTACACATATAATCCCATTTTTAGATTTAAAATTAGTATAACCACTTATATGACATGTATCTTCAGTTATTTCTCTTGTACAGTATAACATAAAAGTAAATCTTTCATCTTCATCTGATAAAATATCGTTATGATAATCACTATCTTGAAGTATTGTCCGTGCATCAAAGTAAATTTGAAAATCGGAATGATTTCTATCAAATTTTTTCTTGTAACGCAATTCAACTGTATCTAAGACTTGATTGAAAATATCCTCATCATTCCATTTGGTAACATCAATTTTTTTATAATAATCTTTAATTTTTTTATGCCAGAATGGAATACCATTATATGTTGTTTTTGCACCATATTTCCATTCAATGCCTTCTGCATATTTTACAATTTTTTCCATTAGTTCGCCATCTAAAATTTCATTTATTACTTGGATCGACATATATTTCTAATACACACTTATTCTTAAAGTATCTCATAAAGAAATGCTACACTTATTCTTAAATGTGGTATATACCTATCAAATGATGTACCTCGGTGTAATATATTAGATTTAAAAAATACTGCGCGTCTATAAACTGGGGGTATTGATATAATTCTATTTTCGTCAATTTTAAATTCTGTGGGCCCAGAAAATTTCTCTGTTTTGTATTTGTTAACTTCGGGTGTTAAATATATTAAACACGTTAAGAAATTTGGAGTCTCTGTATCTCGATGCCATCCACCGTCTTGGCCATATGTTTGACCATTTGCATGAATTCGAGTTAATTTTAAAGAATTTATTTTAGTATATTTTTTTATATAATCTGGCATTAATTTATTTATCGTTTTACATTTAGAAAAAAAATTGTCCGTTATAACATAATGCGGTTGATGCCAAAACAAATGGATACCATCATCATTGGATGAGTTTCCGTATGCCCACTTCTCCTCCTCTATCTCGTCAAACATATCTTTTGCTATATCTTCGGGTATAAAATTATCCACTATAACCGGACCATTTTCGATATCCAAGCTCATATGATATATTTATAAATTATCTTTAAATATTTTCTGTGTGACTTGTAAATGAAGAACAAGACTAAAACACAGTTATTGTGGATCATGGTACTTACGCTTTCAGTTATCGCTGTATATTTGTACCGTAATCCCAGAATTGTAAAAGTTCCAGTGCGTGTTAGTACCCAACTTCAGTCTAGACCTATACCTAGACCTAGACCAACGCGGGCACCAGAATTTAGAGATGCACCAATCAAAAAGTATAAACCTGGTTACATGCAACAAATGGGTATCTTAACAGGCGCGGGTCAAGAGACGCTGCCACTTTATGGAAAGGAAGTTCGGGGAAGACGCGATCGCTACCACTATTACACAACAACTGGTGGAGAAAACCTTTACCCAGTTCCAGTTGCGTTTAATGGTCGTGATTGTATGGAAGATATTGGATGTGAAGAACTTTATGGTAATGAAACAGTCTCAGTAACTGGAAAGACTGGTTCATATGCGGTAAAGCTTTATCGTACAGATGATTTCTTCTAAGATTATTTTTTCTTTTTCTTCTCTTCACCCTTAATAAGACCTTCAGCTCTCTTTTTCAAGTCAACTGTAATCATTGAACTTGAACAAGAACACAAGATTGACATGACACATGTAGCCAACATAACCGGTGGTGTCTTAACGGGGCTTTTGGAAGCTAGATAGGAAAGTAACATTAAACAGCACATTGAGCTTGTGAGAGTTGCCAATCTTTCTGGTTTCATTGGCTTGTCGCCACCCAATATAGCTTTGTAAGCACCCCATGCAGGTAATATGACTGGCATGCATGGGAGCAACATTGGCATCATGAGAACTGGAATACCAAAAGGTGTCTTCACCATTTATTATATATCAACAAAAATTATTCCGCAAACTCATAATCATATCAACTTCTCTTCCCTGAAGTCCCGGATTTCTTGAGAGTCTTGCCTTGAGTCTCAAGAGTTCTAGTGTTGTGTCATCATCGAGATTTTTGAAAAAGTCTCTTAATTCGTCAATACTTCGCAACCCCCTTGCATCTTTTTCGGCTTGAATATATGGCCATGTTTGTCTTCTCAATGAAGCAACCTCTTCTTCGAGTTGCCTAATTCTTGGCATAAGAACTTGTTTGATTAGAATTTTTAATTCTAGTGTGTCTGTCATCTTGTTAGAATATCACGTTACATCTTTATATCTAACCATGTTATACATGTGTATTTTGTAACATCCCCTTTTACCGGAAATCCTCTATGAATATTTGTCCACGTTGATGGAAAAAATAATAAAGATCCCATTTTTGGTATTACCTTTTTACCACACAAGAATTCTGTAAAACCACCGTCACTTTCTTTTAATGTGTTCAAGTACCATATACATGTTATAACTCTAGTTGGAAATCCGGGTTCTAAAAATTGATCAGCATGCCAATGATAGTATTCATTTTTACACGTTCTTTGAATTAGATAACCTTCATCATCAAAAATGTCACTTATATCAATATCAATACCTAGAACGTTCATATATTTATTAACATGATTCACGTATTTCTCCAATCCTTCTCCTAATTTCTCAGACAATATTTTATCTATGTCATCCCATTCATCGATACCAGTCAATTTTAAATTTGTAGTTTTTATACCATTATCTATAATGGCTGAGTTATATTTTCTATCATCTTTTTCGAAACGTCTAATAATTTCATTGCATAAATCTTCACTCAAATTATTTTCTGCTTCGTAGATGAAATCCATTTACTTAAAAATGTCTATCATCTTTAAGATTTGTTTGAAGTTGTGACATATATTTAACTAACCCAAGTTCCACATATATATTTCACACCACCATTCTTTACTTCGGCTCCACGGTGTTCATACGTCCATGACGACGGAAAAATTAACATTTTACCCCGTTCAGGTCTAACCTTTTTACCACACATGAATTCTGTACAACCACCCTGATCTTCTTCTAGGGTATTCAGGTATATTATACAGGAAAAGGATCTTCTTCGAATAATATTAGATTTAAGACCGTCGTCGATGTGCCAGTGATAATATTCACCTTCTTTTGATTGATTTATAAAAGGTGGTTCAACGCCGAAATTTCCTTCAAAGAGGTTAGTTCCTGTCTTAGATGTAATAAGATTACACTTAACTAAATGACGACCGTAATTTTTCAAATTTTTTACAATAGTTTTAAAAAGTTTTTCCGATATCTCAATCCAATCAGTGTTGGGTGGAATCCATAAATTTGTTGACTTTCTTATACTCGGATTGATAGTACCACTTGCACCCGCTGGCTCTTTTCTATCATCATTTAAAAATCTTTGGATCATTTCTTCACACATTTCTTTTGGAAGAGCATTTTCTATTTCATATATGAACTCCATTTACTTAAAAATGTGGTACATCTTTAAGGTATGTTGAGATACGCAGCTCTAAATCATGAACTGAAAAATGTAATAGGAAATGTTTATCGGTCAGGCTCTAGAGTAATTTTAGACTACGCTCGTGAGAACTGTCACCCAAATGATGCTCAGTATGTGAGTGACATAAATATGAAGATGATTCCAACTGTCCCCAGGTCAATGGTTGCTTTAAAAATGACTTCATTTGGATCAAAGTCATCACCATACATGGCAGAATCGCATATTAAAAAGTTAATACAACATTCTATTAACAATCGTGTTCAGGTTTGTATAGATGCCGAA